TGTTACAGATGCATCAAACTTTTTTGCATGGAACGCTGCAGCATCAGGGGACATTGTAACAGATCCTGGTCTATGGTCTTTAGACAATTTAGGTAATAGTTTAGTTGCAACAATATTTAATGGTGAAAGTTTTACATGGGATTCAAATGCAAATAATGCTACAGGAACTAGAGCAGCAATTGCAAGTGGTGCACCAACCGCATCACGTGACATGTTGGTTTCAACTCCCGACAGACACTTAATATTTTTTGGAACAGAAACAACTATAGGAACTAAATCTACACAAGACGAAATGTTTATAAGATTTTCTTCTCAAGAAGATATTACAGACTACACACCTACAGCAACCAACAGTGCTGGTACACAAAGACTGGCCGACGGATCACGGATTGTTGGCGCACTAAGGGGTAGAAATGCAATTTACGTTTGGACAGATACAGCATTATTTATTATGCGATTTGTTGGAGCACCTTTTACATTTGCTTTTGAACAGGTTGGTACTAACTGTGGATTAATTGGTAAGAATGCATGTGTTGAAGTTGATGGTACAGCTTATTGGATGTCGGAAAATGGTTTTTTTAAATATGGTGGACAACTAGAATCACTACCGTGTTTAGTTGAAGATCATGTTTTTGATGACATAAATACAATTCCTAAACAACATATTAATGCAGGACTTAATAATTTGTTTGGTGAGATTAGTTGGTTTTATCCTAACTCAGGATCTAATGTAGTTAATAGAGTTGTAACTTATAACTATATAGAATCGTCACCACAAAGACCTATATGGACTACAGGTACATTAGATAGAACAGCTTGGTCTGACTCTGCTGTATTTGGTAAACCACACGCATCACAGTATGATGCTAATACTAATGTAGCAAGCACAAGTTCAACTTATGTACAAGGTAATACAGATGGGTCGTCAATATATTATGAACATGAAAAAGGATTAGATCAAATTAAAGAAGGTGCAACTTCTGCTATTACTGCTAATATACAATCTGGAGATTTTGATATAGGTTTAACACAAGATGGCGGAGCGTCACTAAAAGGTGACGGTGAATTTATGATGAAAATTAGAAGAGTATTACCGGACTTTTTATCACAAACAGGTGATACAAGAATTACATTAAACCTTAAAGATTTTCCAAACGATACAGCAGCAAGTTCATCACTTGGTCCGTTTACAATAACTAGTGGTACACAAAAAATAGACACACGAGCACGTGCTAGATCAATATCTTTAAAAGTAGACAACACAAGTACAAGTCAGTTTTGGAAACTAGGTACATTTAGAATAGATATACAACCGGACGGTAGACGATAATGGCTTTACCGCCTTTTGATTTTTTAACGTCAGCTCCTATAGATCAACTTGGAACTAGTTTAGGAAAAGATTTTGATTATTTAAGTGCGTACAGATCAGGTCAAGGAATAAGAAATGATGTAGATTATACTAATCAACCTATGATGGCAGTAATGCCTCCACCATTTACTATTGGTGATAACCCTGATGTTATTAGTGACATGAGTTTAGCTGACTATAAAAATTTTCAAAAATACATGAGTGAAAGAGGTGCTGCAGATTTAATAAATACACAAAATCAAATTAAACCTATTGATGGTGGTAGTGATTTAAAAGGTATAGGAGAAATAATACTTCCTCCAATAGCCGGCAGTGGTAAAGGTGGCGGTGTTGAAGGTCCTATAAATTATAATAATCTTATAGTTAGAGATCAAAGCACAGGAACTGGTATTGATTCTAAAACTTTTTTACAAGGGCCGGAATTTTATAAAAACAACGCAATGACTGAAAAAGAATACGCGGATAGAATTTCTAAAATTAGAGAATATAATAAAAATTTAGACGCTAGTTATACTGACGCAGAGTTAAGAGAAATTATTGATTTACAAACACAGTCACAAAATTTAGAACCACAAAAAACAGGTATTCTAGAAAAATTAAAAAATTTTGATATTTCTAAAATGCCAAGTATAGCATTTCTTAATTCAATTTTATCTAAACAAGATCCAAGAACCACGGCACTAAGAAATTTTTACGGTGACAACTTTGGTTTAACAAGTTCTGGTAGTGTTGCTAGTGGTATTATGAAAAATTATAACCCTGTATCAGGTGGTTTATTAAATATGATATCAGGTGGTAAATTTGGTGATGAAACACAATATGGTTTAGGAGAAGCTATAGATGAAAGAATGGATAATATAAAAGATATGTTAGGTAGTAAATATAATTATAATTATACAAATGATAGTCAAATGTATAAAGACATGATAGCTGGTAAAATTGGAAAATATGGTGTTAAAGGACATACTTCTGCAGCTGAAAATTATTTTAAATTAAAATCATTAAGAGAAAAAGAAAAAATAGCATTACAAGCACAAGAAAAAATAAAAGAAGAAAAGAAAACAACAGATGACAGCAGCACAACAGGCGGTGGGTTTAAGTATGAAACTAAAACAACAGGAACTCCTACATCAAATCAATATGGTACTTACACTCAAACTGTTTCACCTTCAGACGCTGTAACTAGTCGAGAATCAAGAAGAGGTAATTATGATAGTTCCAGTACTAAAGACACTAACACTACTGCATCTAAAGCAAGTAGTAAAGGAACAAATCAAGGATACTCACAACATTTTAGAGACGGAGGCATCGTTACTTTATAATGGCTAGAATTACACAGGTACTTACACACCCAGATAAAGAATACAAACAATCTGTAGCAGAGTCTTTAAACAGAGATCTGTCTGCTGTAATACAAAAATTAAACTCAACATATCAACAGGATTTAAAGGATGAGATAGAAGCCTTTAATTATTTTATAAACTAATGGCTAACTCATTTGTAAACAAAAAAGTAGATTTAACTAGCACGTCAGTTACTACATTATATACAGTGCCATCAGCTACAACTGCTGTAATTAAATCTATATTAGTATCAGAAGATTCTGGTAACGCGGACACTATAACAGTTACTATTACAGACACAGCTAGTGCTATATTTAGTTTGTTTAAGACTAAAGCTATTAGTGCTAATGCGACCACAGAACTATTAACAGGACCATTGGTAGTAGAAGAGAGTGAAATAGTAAAAGTAACAGCTGCAACAGCAAATAGATTACATGTAGTATTATCTGCCTTAGAAATTAAACCAAGAGAAGTTACATCATAGGTTGATTTATGGTTACAAACAAAGTATTATTAACAATTCAGGTTAAATTCCTGCCTCTAACAAATCAATATAAAAAATTATGATAGATCAAGAAGGAATTAAATCGCTAGAAAAAGGTGCCGACAATATCAGGCTTACTGGTAGTGAAGGTGCAAGTTCACCAGCACAAGAAATTATAAAAGCAGGCATACCTAAAGACATGACAATGGATCAAGCCTTTGAGGTATTCATGCAATCAGAAGGTCGTCCACCAAAAGACATACCAGAGTTATTAGAATTTTTTAAAAGCAGAACTTTATCAGAGGGACCACCTTTACCAAACGATCCAACAGAACCAGTTAATCCTTTTGGTCCTAAACCAATAGGACCACCATTACCTGACAGACAGATGGCTGCATTCGGTGGTATCATGGGCCTTGATCAAAGAAGACAATACGGTTTAGGTAGTAGTTTTAAAAAAGCATTTAACAAAGTTACAAGACCTTTTGTTAAAGTTTCACAAAAATTAATGCCAAAAGAATTAGCAGGTATTTCACAAATAGCTGCACCGTTTCTTGGTCCTGTTTATGGACCATTATTAATGGCAGCAGGTCAAGCAAAACAAAAAGGTAGAATTAGTCCAACTGCATTAGCAATGTCAATGTTGCCTTACACAAAATTTGCAGGTGGTGAAGGCATAGGTCAATTTAAACCTACGGGTTATGGTAGTATGGGTGAAGGTCAAAGTTTAAGAAATATATTTTTAAGAGGAGAAACTGGTGGTGGAGCAGGTAGTGATCCTATTTTTGGTGAGTACGGAACTAAAGCAGATAAATTTTTATTTGGTTCAGCTGAAACTAGAGAAGATTTTGAAGGACCTAATAAAAGAGACCTTAAACCTTACACAGAAGCAGAATATTATGAAAAAGGCTTAGATAAAAAACTTGGTAAATTTGAAGAAGGTAGATATGCTAGATATGTAGACGGAGCAGCAGGATACAAAGATATGATACCTTCGTCTGATGGTATTATTGGTTCTGGTGGAGAAGCATTTCAATTTGGTAAAGAAGGTGGACCTGGTATTTTAGATACTAAAGCAGGTCAATTAGCTTTTGGTCAATCTAAAGATCCTAAAAAATTAAGTATGTTGAAACTTGGATCATGGGCCACGGGTATTGTATCAGGAATACAAGCCGGTAAATACAAAAGTGCAATGGAAGCAGCAGATGCAGCAGAAGCAGAAGCAGAAGCTGCTAACGAAGCAGCAACAGAGGCAGAATTAGAAGCAGCAAGAGCATGGGCTGAAGCAACATTTAATAGTATGAACATTGAAGATCCGAATTTAGCTGATGGTGGTAGAATAAATAAAAATATGGGTGGAGAATTTAACATGCCTCCAGCTGGTTTATCATCATTACAAACACAAGCATCAGATGTTACACCTCCAGGAATGGAACTTGACTTACGTGGTGGAGGGTTTATACCTATAGGAAAAGCGGAAAAAGCTGATGACGTCCCAGCAAGAGTCAGCAAAAATGAATTCGTGTTTACAGCAGACGCTGTAAAAGC